AATTTTTTGGCCTGAGCGTCTTGATATGCTTTCCGATGGAACACATTGGTTCGATACGACGAATAATAAATTGTTTGAACGCGACACAGGCGCATGGGACCAATTAGCAGTAACGATTAGCGATACGGAACCAACCGTCACAACACCAGGCCAATACTGGTTTGATTGTGGTGAATCAGAATTATTCCAGCGCAATCCAACAGATGACGATTGGATAGAAATTCCTGTTATTGTTTGGCCAACAGATCCTACTGATATTGAATCTTGTTCGTTGTGGTGGGATTCAGTCACAGATGTAATTAAAAAGTGGGACGAAGTACACGGTGAGTGGGATCCTGTATGCTTGTTCATTCAGTCGCCTACAGACCCAACACTCGCACTGGTCCCAGAGAAAGGCGATACATGGTACAACCCTGATACAGGCGTATTGTTAAAATGGGATGGTTCTAACTGGGTAGAAACAATTGCCGTTAGCTGGCCTATAGACCCAACTGAAATTGTAGATGGAACAGTTTGGTTTAACCCCGACACTACTGAATGGTTTGAACGAGTAACTGGTGCATGGGTTCAATTTACTCCTGTCGTCTCTGAATTTGATTTAAACGCATTACCGAATGGCACATTCTGGTTTGATTCAAACGATATGATATTGTTTGAACGACAAGGAACAACTTGGATTTCTACTCCCTTTACAACAATGCCTCTTACACCTTCCGTAGGTGAACAATGGTTTGATACGATAAACATGTTGTTGATGGAATGGAATGGAACGACATGGGTACCATCAACACAAGTTCTTGCCGAAGCAACGCTAGGTAGTTGTACAAGAGAATTGAATGACGTTGGAAATTTCATTGATTTATTTTTCTTTCCAGCTGGAAAAGTGGATGCAGCCGCATGCACGAGACAAAACGCAACGGTCGACTCCTGTATTATCATATCATCGGTTGCGACAGGCTCGTTAATCTGTCTTGAAATTGATAACGATACAGATACATTATTTGACGCATTACAACCAACGATAACAATCTTATTACCAGTTCAAGGGCATGATGGTCGAGATGGTGTTGCTTCCTATGCGAAGCTTGGAACTGGGACCGATGGATCGGTAGACGAAAGACGGGAACTATCAGATAGCATTCGAGCACAGCTTGGGCATCCTGTTGTGACAGTTGAATTAACTGAATATCAAATGGATACAGCTATAACAGCTGGTTTAGAATCATTTAGAAAGAGAAGCTCAACTGCATATCGTAGAACGTTCTTCTTCTTAGATCTTATGCCAGGACAACAACGTTACCATCTGGTAAACAGAACTGTTGGCTTTGATGGTATTGTTGATATTACAGCAATCTATAGGTTTACATCAGCATTCCTAAGCTCTGCACATGGGTCAGGGGTGTTCGGTCAAGTAGTCCTCCAGCACTTGTACAACATGGGAACGTTTGATTTGTCCTCATTCCACCTTGTTGCTCAGTACGTCGAACAGTTAGAGCACTTATTTGCGACCAGACTGACCTTTCACTGGGACGAACCAACGAGAAATCTGGACATGTATCATGTTTCGGTCCGTCCAGAACGTGTCCTTATGGATACCGTAACCGAAAGAACAGAACAAGAACTTCTTAAGGACAGGTGGTCGAAGACTTGGATTGAAAAGTTTGCCGCAGCCGAAGCACGCTTAATGCTGTCGGAAATCCGTGGCAAGTACGCATCTCTTCCAGGTGCTGGTGGCGGTGCTGCACTGAATGCGTCCGAACTAATCGCCCGACACGATCAGGACAAAGAAGAGCTGTACAAACAGATTGACGACTTTGTTGCGGACAACATTGAAGATCTTGGCATGCACTCTACGTTCATAATTGGATAAGAGATGAAATTAGCTGAAGCATTTGCAAAACGACGAACGTATGGAAAGGGGGTTAATAAAATACCTCGACGTCAACTGGAACGTGCTGCAACACAATTAGTTGACCAGGCTGCAAAATTTGCTGAGGAAGAAGGTGCAGGTGGAGATATTCATAAACTGACTGTATGGGAAGCATTTAACCATACACATTTTGAATATCGTATTTTGATGGGGTTTGTTGAAAAAGAATTGCGAAAGCGAGGATACGATCAACACATGATTGATCAAACACGTGGTGATTTTGCAGATATGCATAATGATCTAAATAAGGATTTTGACGACCACGCTTGGGGACATAATCCAGTTGTTCGGGAAGCATACGATACAGTTCCAATCCATCCATTTTGGGGCGGACCTGCAACACCTGATAACACACAAATACATCCATACTACACCACAGACTTTTATCAAGCCCTATCAGGTATGGGCAGCATGGGTGGTGCTGGAGGTGGTGTTAGTGGAATCGAAGGGGAGGAAGATACAATGAATGATTTTTCATTAGACGATACAGATGATGATGAGAACTTTTCTTTCACAGACTTCCTAGGAGGTTGTGGTGAAGGAGAGCACAAAGATGTTCACCAACTAAAGGGTGGTTGGAAACTATATAGGATAGACGACGAAGGAAATAATGGCGGAGAATAAATGTGATCCATTAGCCGAAGGTTGCGAAGGAACAGTCGGCCCCGATTTCGGTTTAGACCGAGACGGAAATATTCCAGAGACTGAGTCAGGTGTTTGTCCTGAAGATCCTCGTGTACCTGTTGATAATACGTGTAAAGAATTTCAACTTACAGAAACAGGTAAAAAGGATTCCAGATTTATCAGTGATATTACTAACGAAGCATTAAACATTGGTGGTGCAGATTTGAACTACTTTAAGCTTCTTGGTGTGCACGAACAAGGGAAGCTACTTGACTTAACAGGAATGGGTGAAGCTATCTCTGGAGGCGCTCAGCCATCTAATCCAGCATTGAATGCGTTTGATAAATTTGTATCAGAGTGGCGTTCAACACAACGTGGACAAATTCGAATCGCCGAGTCAACATATATTGGATATGACTTTGGGGAAGTAAAAACTAGTGACGATAGTCGTCGTGCTTACGGTAAGCGTGGCGCTAATGTTCGCAAACACATTACATCAATTGCAATTAAGCAAAGTGCCAATCCAAACCGTCGAGTGACGCGAGCACGAATAGAGCGGTCACAAGATGGTACAAAATGGTTTGGAGTACAGGTTATTCTTCTTCCAGATGATGATTGCTTGAACACAGTATTGTTCAAAGGTTCTGTTCCATCTCGCTTCTGGAGAATCCGTCCATTAGATTTCTCTGGTGGTGATACAGACGTATGGGCTGTACAGGCCATTCAAATGTTTGATTTTGAAGCAACAGATATCAATAATATTCAAGATAAAATCTTGATGGAAAACCGTGACCGTGATTATGCTGAATCAACTAAGATGAAAGGCTACTACGATCTACTTGATACTCAAACGCCAATCACAAGATTTACAATTGACTTTCAAGAAGAACAAACATTCTTTATCGTAATAAGTTTTTCCGCTGCAGTTGCTATTCTAGGTCGCCCACCAGTAATTGGTGATATCATTGAAATGCCAAGTGAAGCACAGTTCTCAGCAAAGCTGGATAGAATTCTTAAGTATGTTGAAATCACTGACGTTGGGTGGAGCACAGAAGGATATACTCCAGGTTGGACTCCTACGTTGATGCGTTTGATTGCTCAACCTGCATTTGCATCGCAGGAAACACGACAGATCTTCAACACCGATCTTGCGCCTACATTTGATGATAGTGGTCTTGCAGATGAGTTTGATGGTAACAATCAAGTGTACCAAGACTATGCAGACGTTACGCAAACGGTTGATGCGCTATCAAAAAATAAAGTGCAGGAACGTGGGTACGATTACAATAATGAAATTCGACAGTTTGAAGAACCACTACGAGAGCAATTAGCCGAGCAAGGTATTGACATACGGAAATATGAACTCAGCCCTAATGCATTGTACGTGGAAGATGGTATGCCACCTAATAATGCTCCATTTACTGAAGGTGATGAATTCCCAACGGACCCTGATAATGGCGATTACCATCGGTTGACATATACAACCATAGAAGAAAATAACGAAGTGAAGATCCCACCAAGACTTCATCGTTTCTCAGATCAAAAGAATCGTTGGATCTTTCTAGAAGTAGATCGACGACTTGCATTTGATCCAACGATGCCAGTGTTGCAAGAGTTCTTGGCAAGTCCAACGAACCGCCCACACGATGAAATTTTAAGGGACAAGGATTGTTAAATGAGTAACGAATTCGAAACATATTTTTACGACCAACAAATAGTGAACTATATTCTCCAGTTCATGGCAATATTCTCTACGATGCAAGTAGAGGTGGGAGCTAACCCAGACGTTGGACGTGACGAACCATATCTGATTCCAGTTCCTATTGCTTATGGTAGCAAGGATCGAGTAGTGGCTTGGATTAAAGGTGAACAGACACAAAACAAACCTATTCGTCTTCCTATGTTAGCTGCTAACATTCTTAACTATGATTTAGCTCCTGAGCGTCGTAAAGGTATTGGACAAGTTCGCCGTAGAGCATTTCTTGCGCAAGGTGGTCTCTTTCCTGATGACCTCAAAGTTGTCAAACAAAGAATGCCTACCCACTACAAGCTGACATTTGAGCTAGCAATCTTTGCAAGCAATCAAGACCAACATTTTCAGATACTTGAACAGATCATGCAAATTTTTGATCCAACCCTTCAAATGCAAACTAGTGATGAGCCATTTGACTGGACTGGAATCACATCGGTTGAGTTAATAGGTCTTCGAAATGAAGAGAATTACCCACAGGGAACTGGTCGACGAATCATACAACATTCACTTGACTTTGATGTATACATTCAAATTTCAATCCCAGCTGATATTCGTGATGAAATTGTGCGGCAAGTTTTCATCCGCGTGGGTTGTGTTAATGACTTGTCAGGATCGTCTGCTAATATTATCACGAATATCCAAGATAACTTGCTATTTTTCGATGAAATATTCAATGAAGAAGACCTTGAGATTGATGATCCTTTAGCACCTGAACCAGAGCCAGATCCTGTTGACTAAGATCACACCATAAACACGACGATTTCATGCTGATGGTACAGGAGAAACTGTCCAAATTTCGTCCCTCCCTATAAATATAC